CTTCCTCCCTGCATCACATTACGACCAATCTCATTGATAGCGTTCATCAATGGAATAGGGCCGCTGGCAGTGCCTCCTGTACGGCTCAAAGCCTTCCCTGAAGGGCGTAGGCGGCTGTAGTCAATACCAATGCCCCCACCTGTCATTAAACAGCTCATTGCTCGCCATGTAACGTTGCTCCACTCCTCTCGTGTGTCTTCTTCAGCACGAAGCAAGAAACAGTTGTTATATGCTTTGAACGGACGACCTGCGTAATAAAGGTAACGACCTCCGGGCAAGAATTTCATCTCCTTGATATATTGTGTCAGAAGTTTACGGTCAGTTTCTGACATAAGGGTGCTGGTTGTACCTTCACGGCTACCACATACGTCTTCAACTAAACGCTCTGACAACTTAGCCCATGTGTCTCCGGCTCCCTGTGCGTATTTATAGCGGAAAATTGTCTCCGCAAAGTGGTTACGAAACTCTTTATTCTCTTGATAAGCCATTATTATGATGCTCCATTCTATGACAATTAGCACAAAGTAAAATACACTTTGATACTTCTTTAAAAAACCGTTCTTCACTTACTAGCATATTCTCGCCTATAGTGAATTCTTTTTCTTTTGGATTTACATGGTGGAAGTCATAAACGCACGGTTCAAATACTCCGTTGCAGCTCTTACACTTTCCACCTAATAAATCTATAGCAGAAAGTAAACGAGTACTCCGCTTCTTTGTTTTTGCTTTATTAACCTTCTCCCTGTTCGCACTACGATAGTCCTTCTGATATTGCAAGAGTTCGTCTTTCTTAGCTATGTAACGCAGACGGGATTGCTCATTTGCTTTATCTTTGTTCTTCAGGTAGTACTCTCGGCGAACGAGCTGCCGTTCAGTGAGTTCGCTCATTCTACTTCCTTTAAAAACCTGTCCATATTATCTTCTACAACGTCCGCAAAGGCATTGATAAGGTCTCTGCTGCTGATGTTCAACAGCTCCAGCAAGGACACCTCATCAAGCCTTTCCAGCTTCTCTTTTAGTTCTTCAAGCAGCACGGTCATACGAATCAATAAGCCGAGACAGATACCATTGCATCTTCTCTAAGTCTTGCTTCCCGTTCTTCTCCATAAAGCGCATACCATATTGCATCATCTGCGTATAGTCTGAGCTAAACAGAGGGCTATAAGGGACAGCTCCCTCTCCCATTTGCTTATCCACCTTAGCTACGAGTTTCTCAATGACATCCCGCACTTCAATATTCTTGTCTTCAAAGAGCATATAGTGCTTTGGCTTATCAATAACATTGTAGTCTTCTGGTTTATCATCAAGGAAGTCTAAAGCATCGTTAAGAGTTGTGTTAATTTGTACATACATCCAAAGTGAATCACCCTCATACTGTTTTCCTCTAAAATAGGTACATTGTCCTTCTTCAGATATAAACAAACCTTTTATAGGATTGTCAAAGCTAAGGGGGTTTGAGGCTGTCTCTCTATCCCCGCCTGTGTCTGCTTGAATGCTCTTGATGTAGTCTTGCATCTTCTCATCATATTCATGTTCAAAGTAGGGCACACCAATGCGTCCACAGCTCTCTTTATATTGGTCTTTATTCATTTGATTCCTTGTTAGCATATTTACGTTCTAAATACTCGATGCTTAAAAACATCTCGTCAAAGGCTCCGTCCTTAACATCGTTCAAGACTACAAGCCCCCGCCAATGTCGGTTAGAAAGATTGTCCATATAATCTTCATCATGTAGATAATAACTACCAGCAATGATAGCACAAATAGGCTTACCATCAGCTCGTTTTCCATACGCTACCTGCTTCGACTGTTGATGTCCCGCCACGCACGACATATGGAGCTTGCTAATGATAGCAGCAGGAGAAGCGGCAGGACGACCCATTGCACCCACAGGCCAATAATGAGAAAACCCAACACCAGCAATAAACACTGGCTTGAGAAAGTCATGTACTTCCCAATCTTTAAGAGCAAGGTGGTCATAAGTCATTAGCCCTTCTAGCATTGGGTTGTTGTTAATAGCACGACTAATTCGGTTGCAGTGGTTGCCAGTTAGAAACACCATACGAGGCTTATACACCTTATGCTTGCTCTCTTTCTGTACCTTCTGCATGGCCTTTAAAGGGGCTAGGAGGGCTTCCATGCCCTTGTTCCCTGCCTCAATGTCTGCTAGGTAGCGTTTCCCCTCGAAATACTTACTACCTGCTTTGTCGTGGCTTGACAAACTGGGCATATCCCAATGATCACCAAGGTGTACAACAACGTCTGGTTTGTAGTCACAGATAGCCTTCCCTGCCCATGTCAGGTGCTTGGTAGGCGTGTCTGGCTTACACTGGGTATCAGGGATGCATAAAATTCTCATTTCTTCCTAGCCTCCATCATTAAGTCTGCTATTGCATAAGCCTGTGTTGGTATCACGACAAATAAACCAGCGTTGTCAATTAACGCTTGCATCGCCTTGGCTGCAAAATAGTCACGCAGGGTCATGCCCGTGTTCATATTGTTGATTGGAAATGCTGGTGTATCGTTCATTCGTCGTTTTCTCCCCACCCTGTAGCACGTCCTGCAATTTCTTCCTCGCTGTCATAATATTCACCAAACCATCCCTCGCTCTCACGGAAGGGGGAATATTCAATTCGTACCTTCTCACGTACACCCATATAGCCTGTGCTCTCTAAGAAGAACAAGAAGTCTTGTAGGATATTAGGCCAAGGGGTTCCATCGTCATATTTAATAGCAAAGGTGATGTCTTTGTCTTCAATGCTGTCTTCTTCTCGAAATGTAAACTTATTTGTCATTTGGTTTCCTTTAAAAGGACAGCTTTAAGCTGTCATGGCTCATTATACGTTTCATTAGCTGTGCATTAGCAAGGCTGTATGCAGGTTCGTCATAGAAGCTGCTGTAATATGCAGGGTCTTGTCCTACACGTACAGAGTTTCTTGCTATAACACCTTGTATTTCTTCTAAAGAGCCTCCCCAAGGCACTTTCTCATACGTCATGCTGCTTCCTTTGGTTTTTCATAAAACATATGACATTGCTGCAGGTTGTGGTTGTAAGGCACTCCTGCGAAATACATCAGGGGCTTCTCCGAAGGGACATAAGGAGAGAACCTCTGGCATAGCTCTGTAGCAGGACAGCCGTGTCCGTCACATAACGTAATATCATCCACTCCATTGCTCCTTCTTAGCACAGGGGAAAGCATTAACAAGGGACACAGCTACAAAGGCAGAAGCCTCTTGGTGTCTCTTGTCTGGGTGCTCCTCTAACAGCTTCCGAACAATGCCTATCACCTGCCCCACTGTCACCTTTGGAGGGATGCAATAGAGGTCTTCATCCTTAGCCATTGAATAGCCATTGATAAACCCCGCTGCTGCTCCGTTCATATACGGGTCTTTGCTGTTCAAAGCATCTAGCAGCTCATTGCCTGTAAAAGCATACGACAAACTACTTGCTAAAAGCAGAGACATAGCTAATAATTTATTCATGTTTTCTTCCCTGTGCTAAGACAGTACAAATAGCAACATCTCCTGCATTGGTTAGACCATATATAGCACAAGCTACAACCATTGGGTCAGCCCCGTTACTAACAGCTTTTTCCCATTTATCACGTTTACCATAGGCATTAATTGTAATGCAGATAGTCAGCGTCATAAAAAATACTAAAACCATGCCCCATATACCTAGCCAAAACTTTGATTCATTCATGTTTTCTTCCTTTGTTCTTTCTCTAAAGCACTCTTAACCTTGTGGCATGAGACGCAAAGCACCTGAAGGTTCTGTTCCTCACAGAACAGCCTGTCAATAAATGTGTCCCACCCCTGCCACCCCTTCTTTGGGTCTACTGCTGGCTTCTTGTGGTCAACCTGCACCTCTTTAGCTACGAATTCCTGTTTACATTCGTTGCATTGAAAGTGTTTAGCAAGTTTCCCTGTCTTTACATTGGTCTTTCTCTCGGTAAAGGCAGCATCAAGCGCAGCATATTTAGGAGGCCACCTCTGAGTTGCTGTTCGTAATGCCGACACAACAAAACTTTTAAACCTAGCCTCCGTCCATTCCCCTCCGTTGTAGCTTCTCAACTTAATTTTGCCACTAAAGTAAGAAAAAAAGCTTGAATAACGAGCAAAACAAGCACAACAGGGACAGGCCATAGAAGGACAATCCACCAAGAGGCTGAGAGATACCCTGTAATTTTCAAGCCAATAAGCATTACATACAATAAACTATACAATGAAGTCATAAATATTCCTTTAAATTGGAGGAAGCCAGAGCTGCCCCTCTGTTCGTCGCAAATAGAGCAGCTGCCCGTTCTCTAACACACGCTCTGGAGCCTCTCCAGCAGCCTTATAAGCCTCTACAACAGCCTCATACATCTCCTTGTCTGTTGTCAGCCCCTTAAGGAGCTTTGCAGCCTTTACAGGCCCAATGCCTTTAAGCCCCTGAATGTTATCAATTCTATCGCCTGTCAGCATTTGCAAATAGAAGCTCTTTAGTCCTTCTTCTTCAGAGACAAAGTATTCCAAGTCCTTTACGGGGTTGTAATGCCACCCCGGTAGTTGGTCTAGGTCTTTGTCCACATGAACTATCCACACGCTCTTTCCGTTTGCAAAGATGCCCACAGCGTCATCAGCTTCTTCACCCTCTGTTGTTACAGCCTCCAGCCGTGTTAGGTGCTTTCTCAAAGCCTCGTAATGCGCTGGCTTCTCTAGGTCTTTCCTGTTCCCCTTATAAGGCACTGTCTTGGCAATGTCATAACGGAAGTTTGTTTTCCCCGTGATGAAGGCATTGTAGGTTGTGCATTTAAGGCGAATGTACACCATGTCTGTCAGCCATTCAGTGAGCCGATTCTTCGCCCATTGTTCCTCTACATCTTTGCAGGAGAAAGCGACATGGTACACAAGAAAGTCGGCATCCAAAACGGCCTCCGTTGGTTTAGGAGGCAGAGACATTACAGCTCCATGTCTGCTGTGTCTTCTTCCTTAGCAGAAGGGACATAGGTGACAAGCTCTGTAACCACTACACGCTTGGCAGAGGCAGCAACGCCTGTCTTCTTAGCAAACTTCCATTCGTATGTGCCTAGAACCAATGTTGCCTTTGAACCATTGCCAATAGTTTTCGGGTCAATGTTCTTGCCATCATCGTCCACAGGCTGAATAGCGAAGTTGCTCTTGCAGGTGACAAAGCGTCCCATGCTGTCGTTCTCGCCTACATGAACACCAAGGGCTTCCACCTTAGCAACGTCTTCTGGTGATAGGTCTCCCAACTTAACGAGGTATTTCTTAGAAGCCTCTGTATATTGGTTAAATTGAACCATGTCAGAAGCGTAGTACAGCTGTCCGGTGATGGTGATAGGTTTTGTAGTCATTTAAGTTTCCTTTTAAAAAGTGCCTCTCGGCTTAATGCGTGTCTTTCCACGTCCGTCCAATCTTATACTCTCCATTCAGGGGGCATCTAAGACCAAAATGTTCCCCTGCTTCAACAATGCTTTGCACTGCTGCTTCACCTACTATTGTAGCATACTTGTCAGATGTTTCAAGCTGCCATTCATCGTGGACATTAACAACTAGCACAATAGGCCAAGAATTTTCCTTGCATTTGTTGTAAAAAAGACACAAAGCCTTCTTCATAACAATAGCCCCTGCCCCTTGCAGCAAGCTGTTTAAGGCTGCGTGTTCAGAGCGTACCCAAATCTTCCTTCCATCTAAGCCCGGAACATAGCCCTTAGCAGCATATAAAGCCACCTTATCTCGTAGCTTCTGCAATGCTGGTGTAGCTGCTAGAAACTTCTTGATAATGCTTTTACCTTCCTTCATACCGCCACCGACAATACTACCAATTTTAGGAGGCCCTGCCCCATATAAAAATGCGTAAATCATAGTCTTTGCAGCGTCCCTTGTAGGTAGACCTGCTGCTTTCTGATTCACTGTATGTATGTCTGTTCCATCTTTAGACGAACCAAATACAACTGCTTTTACATACTTCTCGTCCCTCATGTAATGAGCCAACATTCGTAGCTCTAAACCACTAGCATCAATTCCTACCAATACCTGTCCGTCTTCGGCTGTCCAGCATTCACGACACTCAGGGCCATAGACACTACCTGCATTAGGTATCTGTGCCATGTTGGGGCTGCTATGTGTGCATCTTCCTGTTACAGCTCCATTGGTAATAACCTTGCCGTGTACCCGTCCGTCCTTGCCTACAGCCTCCAACCAGCTTTCTATCTGTGCTACACGCTTCTGGAGCATCAAATATTCTTTAATAACTGTGGCTGCTTGTTCTAAGTCACTCATTGGTTGCTTTGGCAACAGCGGCTACTCCATCTTTATACGGGCCTCTACGCCATTCCCAATTTCCAGCGTCACCGCTTGCTCTTAAATCTTCCATCCATTCAAGACAGTCCTTTAAAGCCTCCAGCAGCTCAGGTGCTGCGGCAATTAAATGCCAGTCAGCTTCATTCTCTGGAACCACCTCTAAATAAGGCATATCTCCCATAAGGGTTTCTGCTGCGCTTCCTCGTATAACCCAAGGGGAATTTTTCTTATTGTCGGCTTTCAAAAAATTCCAAGGGCCGGGTGTGTGTTGTGTTGTCATGTTTTCTTTCTTTCTTTGCTAATGATTTCGTCTAAGACACCTTCGTCAACTATGGGCTGTCCTGTTTCTGTGTGCTTGTCAGGCTTCCATCCAAGCTCGATGAGCTTTTCTCCGATTTGCTTCCTTGATGCGGGATTAAAAGTAGCCACCCCATCTTTGAGAGGCTTTCCAGTTTTGTCGCTGGTTCGTTTAACAACGACAGGAGGCCATCGTTCTTGCATTTGTTCATATAAAGCATCCAATTTTCCTTTGATTGTAACAAGTAAGCACGTTGCATAAGGTATGTCCAGTTTGAAGCCATTTCTGACTTGTTCTTCGATGATGAGAGCCACTTCGTGCTCCAACAGCACACTTTCTTCACTAAACTGTTTCTCATTAAGCTCATTGACTAGATTGAGATACAACTTAGCTGTCACTTCACAGTCTTGTCCACAATAGCTCTCTAACAAACCCATATGAGGAGAGTCAAAGCATTCACCTTTATATTCCTCTCTGCGTCCTTTAAGCCATTGCCATGCGCTGCTATAGCTGGTCTTTTGGCATCCGAGGCTGTTTCCCCATGCTTCTAATGAATGACCATTCTCTCTGCTCGGCTCTAACAGCCGACTTACTATCAACGTATCGTACAACAGGTTCGTAGCTATCTCTATCTTCCAACACTTCTTCAATAGAGGGGAGTCGAAGCCGACTACGTTGTGACCGACTATCAACGAAGCGTCCTTTAAATAATCCATGAGGCTGCTTGCTTCTTTCCATGTTCTTTTCTCTCCAGTGTCAATGTTCTTTGTACATACAAGCCATATTTTCGTATGGGCTAGGTTGCTTTCACAGTCTAAGACTATCCTCATTTTGTTTCTCTTTTTCAATTGCATTATAAACCCGTTCAATCAATGACTTGTTTACAAAACCATCATATTCTTTCCCGGACTTAAAACTTTCAAAGGAATGTAGCAACTCCAGCCAAGTTTCCCACGACTCGTCATAAAACTGTTCTTGTTTTAGTTTTGATAGTCGAGTGGTGTACGTATTCCCTTTTGTCCTTTTAGCAAAAGATGTGAGTATTTCTATAACATATACAATATATGAGAGATGGAATACATAATTACTAATGTACACCATTTCCCTGCGTTCTT